CAATTTCTGGCACATACCCACTTACTATTTCTCAACCATCTGCTGCATCAGGTGGAGCATACGATGAATCTACAGACTCTATTCGTTATAACGTACCTCGTGCTCTTCGCACTCTGCGTCGTGCTGTTTCTCTTAAAGATTACGCTTATTTAGCTTTGCAAGTTTCTGGAGTTTCTAAGGCTAACGCAGATGCTGCAGTGTGGTCTAACGTTAACTTATATATTGCTCCATTTGGTTCAAGCGCAATAAACAGTTATGGACCGTACGTTGGAAGTTCTTCTTCTATAGTTACTAGCATTACGCAAACTAACTCAACTGGTGGTGCTTACACGTCTGGTACTAGTTACATAACTTACACAGGTGCTGTTGGGGCATTTTCTACGCTGTACACAGCTTACGCCGCTTCTACAAACGGAGTCTATGTAACCGTATCTGGTTGTGCTCCAGTAACTTACAACATTACTACCCCTACGCTGGTCGCATACGTGGCAAGCAATGGAAGTTCTTTTACAGTGGCTACCCCAAGCGGATTTAGTACGTTTCCTACATACTACCCATCGCTTTCTATTGGACTAACTGTTAATGCAACTGGGCCTGCTACTACCGCTTTTACTACTCTTAAAAATAATGTTATTAGTTACTTTACAGATAAAGTTGCTCCTAACGTAACTCTTACTGTTTCTAACCCTCGATATGTTCCAGTTAACGTAGAAATGACCTTGCATGTACTTCCTCAGTACAACCAGTCAGCCGTTGTTACTCAAGTACAAAACGCTTTGTCTAATTTAGTGTCTTACAATAATGCGTTCTTTGCTGACCGAATTCCTCCGCACTTTGTCCTTAACGCTATTACAAACGTTGATGGCGTAGATTACGCAACTATTGAGCATCTTCGCAGAAATTCCAATGAACAAATTTTTTCAATAACTAGTTGGACAAGAACTGCCAATACCGCTACGTTTACTTTTCCTAACACCCATAACATAGTTGCCGGTCAATCTGTACGCCTATATAACAGCGGTGGTTTTGACGGCACATACGGAGTTAACTCTGTAACTGGAACAGCAATCACAATCACAGTTCCAACTGGAACTGCTACACCAACTGGTATAACTGGTACGGTAACACTCGGGTCAAACACGATTACTAGCCTTAGTTCTACCGTAGGTATTACAGTGGGCATGAACGTAAGTGGAACTTACATTTCTAGCGGTGCTGTAGTCACTTCTATTTCTGGAACAACTATTGGTATTAGCACAATTGGTCTTGTAGGTGGTGGCGCAGGTAACGCCCTCACATTTACCATGCCAGCAACAGACGCATCTAACTATGTGAAGGTACTTGCTGTTGATTCTACAACTACTTCTGGTGTTACTAATTATGGCATTGCCTGTGCCGTAGATGAAATTCCTACTAAAGGCACTTTTACTATTACCGCCACTGGCGGACTTTCATAAGGAGAAAAATAAATGGCTGCTACATATCCAGGAACAGTTAAAACTTATACCGATAAAATTGACGGTACTAGCATTGTTGCCGCTGCTGACATTAACAGCGTTCAGCAAGAAATTCAAGCTGTGGAAACAGCTTTGGGTACCAACCCAGCAACTTCACTTATTCCAGCCAGCGTTGGTACTTATAACGCCGCTGGTGTTTCTACTTCGTTAAGCGCCCGTGTAGGTAACTTAGAGGCAGGCCTTACTGCTAACGCTACTGATGGTTCGCGTGTTGGATATACTCTGCTGTACAGCGGTAACTTTACATCTGCTCCTGGTGCTTTTTCTGTTGCTGGCGCTAGCTACACAAAGTTTGTTGTAGTTATAAACGTCACTACTGCTGCTGGTACTCCCAGCTCAGTACTATTAAGCGCCAATAGCGCAACAACCGTAAAGTATGGATACTTTAACTACACTACTGGTGTTCCTACTGCTGGTGGTGGTAGCACAGCTGGTAGCTCTTTCCCAATTAGCAACGGTGCTGGACCAGCCTCTAACGATACTATTACTGCAGAGTTATACAATGCTAATGGAACTGGTGGTAAGCCAGCTTCTTGGGTAAATAATACTGGTTTTGGTTCTGGAATTGCTACCGCTGGTGGAACAATTACATCAGCTATTACTAGCATCACTATTACATCTGCCGCTGCTTACCCTACTGCCGCTACTTATGCTGTTTACGGAGTTAAATAGTAAATGACAGCCTACGGTTCCAAAGTATATGGTTCTTTTATATACGGAAGCGCTTCTGTTACAGACATTAGCGTATATCCGTTTACAACGCAGTGCCTAGATTATGGAACCATTAAACTATCTTGGATTTACCCATTAACTTCTGCTAACTTTACTACGTTTGTTATTCTTAGAAGCCAAGCTGGTTTTCCTATGACTGCTGACACTGGCGATTTAATTTATAAAACAAATAAAACTGCGCTGTCTACTGCTGGTTCTGGTGGTACTAGCTTACTTGGTTTAGCTGGAACACTTACTGATACTGGTTCTATTATTGACCCAATAACTGGTTTAGCAAGCGCTACTTATACTGGCATAACTACATTGCGTACAAATCAAAATGAGAGTGACGCAACTAACACTAAAACTTTTATGCTTACTGCTGTTAACTCTAACATTAAAGTAGGGCAAACTGTTTCTTATGCGCCGTCAGGTTTTTTATCTGGGGCAAACTCAGGTAGCGGTGTTGTAGGCGGAACTAAAGTGGCCGCTGTTACTTCAGACAGTACAAACACTTATATAACTTTAAATGATTACGCCACTATCCCTGTGGGGACAGCGCTTACATTTTCTACCGCCGCGCTTGCTCCCGGAAAAGTTTATTACTACTCTGCTTTTGTTCTTAGTAATAACTCATGGGTTCGCGTGGGAACTGCTATTGGTACGTCTGTTAAAAATTACAAAACTGCTGACACTATGTACGATTCTTTGCCTGAAGTTTACCGTGCAGCTCTTCCACCTAGTGCGTATGTTGGTGCAAATAAAAATGTTGACCTTTATAACTTTTTAAGAACATTTGGCGTTCAATACGATTTTATTAAAACTAAAATTGAAAACGCCACTAATAGATACGACGTAAATAACATTGACGGTCGTCTGTTACCAGCTTTGATGGACCAATTAGGTTTTAACTATGAGAGCGGTATTGGTGTTCAGCAAGGTAAACGCCTTCTTAAAAACGCTAGCTATATTTACCTTAATAAGGGCACTGTAAGGGGCGTAAAACAATTTGTGTCATCGTTTACTGGGTATGGGGTTTCAGTAAATGCGTTTAAAAATTTGTTTTTAACTCTTGACTGTTCTTCGTTTGAATATAGTGACGGTTTTTGGGGCGCAACTGGTTTAAGTTTATTTATAGGCAACACTACCGCAACTCTGGAAGGTGGGACACCTTCACCTTTCTCTGTGGGAACCTCACCAGCAGGTTATCAAAATGCTCAATCTGGTTATTTAAAAGTAACTATGAATCAGCCGTTTACTAACCCTTATGTAAGCAGTGAAATTTCTTACGGAGTTTCCGTAAACAATTACACAATTTCAACTACTACTTCAAATAACTCTACAGCGGGTTATCGATACGTGACTTTAACTACAGACACTGAACACGAGTTTACACTTAATCAATACGTTGCAATTTCTAACATGCAACCTCCATTTGTTAACGGTACGTTTAAAGTTATTGGTGTACCTGATTCTAAAAGTTTTACAATTTTTGCTTCTTCGTTAAATTTTTCAAGTTCTGTTTACCCAAATGGAACAGCTTCTATTGGTACTCAGACTCCTACTGGAACTACCAACATTACTATTACTGCAGGTGCGCAGTTGTACATTGTTCCTGGACAAACGGTTACAATTTCAAACGTAATTCCTACTGCTTACAATGGCACATGGACTGCACAATCTGGAACGACTGGCTCTACTCTTGTAGTTAACATTGGTTCAAACCCTGGCGCTATTACTGGTGCTGGCACAGTGTCTTCTTCCCCTGGAACGGTTAGTACGTACGACCCTAGAACTTGCGGTATCCCAATTACTTCCGGAACAAGCTATCAATTTAGTGTCTACAGTTGGGCTAAAACTACTGCTAGGTCAATTGTTGTCGGTACTAGATGGTACGACCAGTATGGAACATATTTATCATCAGCTACTGAAAGCGCAGGAACCAACTCTACTACTTCTTGGACAAGACTTAGCTTTGCATTTCCTAGAACTGCTCCAGCTAATGCGGCATTTGCTGTTCCTTATTTTTTAACTGGATACACTACTGATGGTACAACATCGACAAAAGATTCTACAGTTGTTTTTGGTGAAGTTCATTACTTTGATGCTGCTCAATTTGAAGCTGCTACTGGTTCAACTGCCACTGCTTACGCGGATGCTAGACGCACTGACTTTTTCTTAACTGCTCCTCGTATTAACAGTGTTATTAATCCAGGTTTTGAAGCGGGAACTACTGGTTGGACTGTAATTACTGGTGGTTCATTATCCGCTGACACATCTAACGTTTACCCCACAAGCGCTGTTGGTTTAGGTACTGCTGTTAGCACACAGTCTGCAAAAATTACTGCTAGCGGCACTAGCACTGTGTTTTCTGCTGCGTCATCTACCTACTACATGGATGTAACTGCCGGAAATAGTTATTCTGTTAGCGCTTACGTTAAAGGCTCACACACAGACTCTGTAACTATTGGTGTGTCTTGGTATGCGGGAGCTAGTTTTATTAGCACAGATACAAGCACATCTACTACGCTTTCTACATCTACGTTTACTAGAATTTCATGGACCCCAGTTAGCTCTAGCACAACTCAAATGATTGCTCCAGCAACTGCTACAAAAGCTGTAATTACTTTAACTTTTACAGGCGTTAACGGGCACATTTACTACGTAGACTCCGTGTTGTTTGAGGCCTCTCAAACAGTTAATTCATACTTTGACGGCTCTACTGGTTACAACAACGTTGATGACACTGTGTGGGAACAAAATGCTGCTGGTACTAAGGGCACATCTATTACGGGTCGTAGTCTTTACTACCCTAATCGTGTGCTTATTCAAAGTCGGTTAAACTCTGTAATTTATGACTATTTGCCTTTTGGTACTAACTACGCTGTGTTTATTGGAACCACTGCTACTTGACGTTTGTCAATCTACCTGTATAGAATGTTATCTCCGTCACTAAGGAGATAAATATGAGACGAGTAACCATAGCGGTTATAGGTAACGCAAAAACAACCCGTGCCAACGTAGAGGCACTTATTGGTGATGTTGTTGATTCTGTAGATGAAGCGACTATCGCAACGGTCTATGACCAAGCACAGTCCGACGGTCAAGTCTGGGCTGAACAATACGCACAAGACAAAGAACTACCTGTGCTTCAGTACGCCCATAACGCATACAACGAACTTATTGTCGAGAACAAAGTTGAAGACATTAAATTCTTTATGTTGTGGGATGATGAAGACCCAGCTTGTCAATTAGCCGCATCAATTGCGCAAGAAAACAAAATTCTTGCCTACAATTTGACTGACGGTTTAATTATGATTCCGCTTAACTCCGAGCCAATTTCTAAACCAGTTCAAACTGAAATTCCAGTGGCTGAAGAAGTTGTTGACGACGTTCCTATAGTTGAAGTAATCCTTGTCCCAGAAGAGCTTGAAGAAGCCTACGAGGACGAAGAGAGCGAAGAGGGACTTGAGTACGATTTGGGTGAACTAATGACCCTAGCAATCGAACAGGCTGGCAAAGTGTTTGCTCGCTCATTTGCAGAAGAGTTCATTAAGCTGCTAAAAAAGTAGCATGGAAACTATTAGCACACAGGCACGTGGTTGCCTTAACTTTTTCGTATCTAATCCGCATTTGCGGATAAATTACCGCATCCTTATGACTGAGCATGGCGTTAGCAAACGTCGCAGCCTTGCTATTCTTAAAGAGTTGCGAGAAGCAAATTACCTGAAAATTGTTAAACTTGCAGGTGGTGGAACTAACGTTAAACTGGTCACGTCGGACGTGCCCACTGTGGGAACGTCTGGTAACAGCTATACAGCTAGTAGTGCTATTTCCAATAGCTATACAGCTAGTAAAGTTAATAAAGCAACAAATAAATTCCTCGATGATATCGAGGGTGAGGAGAGTGACGTGGGTTACGAGTGGTTTGATAAAATGTCATCTGGCGAGAAAGATGATATCGCTAGGGAACGCGATAAGCACGTGGCATACAAAAAAGCCGAGTACGCAGAAGCCCGCGAGCTTAAAGCACAGAGGCGCAAAGACTTGCACCGTTCTAACCTTGACCCTGTGCACTGGACTTGCAAAGACGTTGCTTACGAGTTTGCTGACCGCATGGCAAACATTTGGACTATCGCGCCGTTTAGTGTGACTCAATCTAGGTTTGTGCAGGCTCTAGCGGTATTCCGTAAACAGCACGACACCGATGGTGCAATCGAGATGAAAATTGTTGAACTTTTCTTTGCTACACTAAAGCAAGATAAGTACACCGACGGCAATCACCTTTGGCGTGCATTTCTGTATAAAGCTCCGTCGCTTATTCAAGTTGCTCGTGAGAGCATCGTCTCGGCGGAAGAGCGCGAGCACACCGTCATTCGTGACCAGGAACTTGCAGAACGTAAACTATCTATGTTTGATGAGGATTAATGTACAAGCCAGATGAGCTACCTGCACGTCGCCGTACGTGGGTAAAGATTGCTAGCGTTCCACCAGCCAAACTTGGTTGGACTTTGGAAGACTGCGTAGATGTCCCAGCAGACAACATGAAGATTCTTACCAAATGGACTTCAGCCGTTTACAACGACAAAGTTATACGTGCTGAGGGCAAACCCACCTGCGGTATTGGCCTTATGCTGTATGGTCTTCCAGGACGTGGCAAGACTACTGTGGCTAACACATTGATTCAAGAAATTTTGAGAAATGCTGCCCCAGAAATTCTTGGCATGACCCCAGGCAAGATTGTTTCTCGACCTTGCTATTTCATCACCTACAACGGTTTACTAGACCTTAAAGGTGACATCATGGATGCCCATGACCCAGAAGATGAGTTGCTTTACAACGGCATCCTTGGAGAAGCCCACGATGATGCATATAATGTTCGTGTCTTAGTCTTAGACGATGTTGGCAAGGAGCATGCAAGCGCATCGGGATGGCAAAAGAACATGCTTCACCACGTCCTACGCACCCGTTTTAATAACGGACTTCCAACTATTGTCACCACTAACATTCAAATTGATGACTGGGAAGCCCATTACGGGTCTGCCACACAATCTTTTGTGCACGAAGCATTTATTTATGTAAACATGGATTCAGCTTCAGATTTGAGGAAGTAATGTCAGACAAAAGACTGCTTCAAGTGTTTATAAGCCACAGGTCTGATAACCCAGGTCCAGGTATTTTTGAGGTCAGCACTGACCCAGAAAGAAATTTAACTTGCACTTGCCCAGGGTTTGCTTCTAAATCAAATTGCAAACACACAGAATTAGTTGACCGCAAGATTGAACAAAGCGGTGGAGTTTATCCGTTTGATTTTTCAGAAAAAGTTACGGCTGACGAACTTAAACGTGCTATGGAAAGCGAAGAAGCATTTCGTGAACTGGTTATTATGCACGCCAAAGTAGAGGTTTACTAATGCAAAACGGAGACATTAGCAACGCTATGCCACAACGTGTTATAGTTACTGCGGATGTCATCACTGACACGTATGAAGACAAGAAGAAGATTCTTGGCATAATACCTGTTCAAAACAGGCGCAAAGAATATAACAGGCTGGTGCTTAGCCACCTGTATATGACAACCCTGAAACGTGGCATTACAATGGAGCTTGTTAGTTTTACTCACTCAGAAGATGAGCTAGTAAAGTTAATGCTTCATCTAGACAAAATTGGAACGAATCCTTTTCGTTACGGTACGTCTTACAAGTCGGTAGATAAGTTGGTTGCAGAACTTCCTTATCGACCAGAGGTTATCGGTGTAATTGATATCCCGGCGCGACTACTTCGGTATGGACGCTGGGGAATGGACTTTCCTTCATTATGAGTACAGAAGCAAAACTATTAAGCGCGGCTATTCAAATCCGCGACCTATCCCCGCTCTTTGAGCGCGGCGTCACAGACAGTTGGTTTTCCAACGACGATGACAAACGTGTATGGACTTACTTGCGTACGCATTTCTCCAAGTATGGCGAATGCCCCAGCGAAGAAGTTGTAGCGTCTAATTTTCCTACCTACCGAATCGCAGAACTAACAGACTCGATTGACTATCTGCTAGATGACATTGTAGATAAGCGCCGTAAGCTTTCTATCAGCAATACACTGCGCCTTGCCGTAGAAGAAATCCAAAACAATAAGGACCACGAATCCGCTTTGCTATTGATGCAAAACGGAATTGTAAGACTTGAAGAAGATGGGCTTAACCAAACTTCGGATGTAAACCTTATTACAACTACCGAGTCTCGCTGGGATGACTATGTGTTCCGCAAGAACAACCCAGGTTTGCTTGGCGTTGCCACTGGTTTCCCAACTATTGACGCGGTAACCAATGGGCTTCAAAAAGGTCAGTTGATTGTAGTGGTAGCCACCCCAAAGACTGGTAAATCAACGCTAGCGTTGCAGATTGCAAACAACGTTCACAAGCAAGGGCTGTCACCAATGTTTCAGTCTTTTGAGATGACTAACCGTGAACAGCAAGACCGCTACGATTCTATGCGGGCAATGGTTTCTCACAACCGCCTTATTACAGGTAAGTTGACTGCCGAAGAAGAAGCCCGATACAAAGACTCGCTTGAAATTATGGCGGATGACCCGACTAGCTTTTGGCTTGTAGACTCGGCTCACGGAATTACTACATCGGCTATCCACAGCAAAGTTCAAACGCTTAACCCAGATGTTATTTTTATTGACGGCGTGTATTTGATGCTTGATGAAAACACGGGTGAATCAAACACTCCGCAGGCACTTACTGGCATTACTCGTTCGCTAAAACGTTTGGCACAGAAGACCAACAGACCTGTCATTATTACTACCCAAGCGCTTAACTGGAAGTCTAAAAA